GAATCTAACCCAGAGCTAGCAAAAGAAGCAGGACGTAAAGGGGGCAAGATTAGCAAGAGGGGTAAAGCTAAAAAATGAAGAACCACAAGCTAGAGAATATCTGCCTCGGTATTTTAGCCGGCGCAGCGTTTATCGTAGTAGCGGTACTTATTACACTAGCGGCCATGCCGCCAAAAGTAAGCTATAAAGGCCACAACTACAGCCTAAGGTGCGTAGTAGAGCTACGCAAGAACCCATTAGCAGAATGTAAAGAGGGCGGAACATGGAAAAGAAAATAGAATTATCGCCAGAGAATAAAGCTATTGCCGACAAGGCAGCAGAACTTATTGTAAGAGATTATGGCGAAGTTTTACGCAGACTAGCAGAAGAAGATAAAGAGGACGCTAAATATAGAAAGAAGATCACGAAGTAATGGATATTGTAGAACTTTATATCGAGAAAAGAACCGCCGAGCTAGAAAACATGCTTGAGCTTTACTATCTAGCAGACAAAAGCTACCCTATCGAGCTACTTAGCAGAGTAGACGAACTAGCGCGCCTTAAGAGTAAGTTAGAGGAATACCAAGATGTCAAAGAGGCTGACAGCTAAACAGGAAACCTTCGTAGCGGAAGTAGTAAAGAATGGCGGAAACGCAACAGCAGCAGCGCAAGTAGCATATCCTAACGCGACTTACGGCACATGTAAAACTATCGGCTGGCAAAATATGACTAAGTATGACCTAGCTAAAGCCATAAGAGAGGAGTTTAGCAAACAAGGGGTAACACTTGAGAAGGCCGTAAAACCTATCGTAAAAGGCCTAGAAGCTAAAGATAAAGAAGGCAACGACGACTTAACTAAGCAGCTCATGGCGCACGATAGATGGCTTAAGGCAAGCACACTAGATAAAGACGACGGCTTGCAGCTTAACATAGAGAACGCTACAGGCATCGAGATAACTTTTAAGAACTTAGGAGGCACAAATGAGGGTACACCAGGAAGTAATGCGTAAAATGCGCGCGTATGCGATTAAGCAGGCCATATCAGAGATTAAGGATATCGAGGATAAGCAGACGGTAGAGTATATCGCCAAGCGCCATGGCTTAGGCTACGGCGAACTAAAACAAGCTTATACGAGGGCCAAAAATGAAGCCACGCAATAAGAAGACAGGCGGACTCGCAAACATAATTGGCGAGCAGGACTTCTCCCGAGTCTATACAGATGCAGGTTGGGCTGATTATGACTCACTCGCCGAACTATGCGAAGAGGAGGAAGAATGAAAAGGCTAAATCTATATCAAATAACTGACCTGCTCAACTACCTCGCCGACAACTGCTACGAAGATGAAGCGGAAATCAAAGCAGTGAACATGACGCTGAAAGTTCTAGGCTATAATGGGATGTTTAGATATAACGAAGAGCGTGGCTCAGTCGTATGGAGCGGCTCTATGAAGGAGGAAGAATGAAGAAAGCTGAAGAATCCCTACAACTTGCAGTAGCAGATCATATCGTAACTAACTACCCAAATGTCTTGTTCAGGACTGATGCAGGTGGTATTAAGCTCCCTATCGGTTTAGCAAAGAAGCTTAAGGACATGAACGGCGGCCGTAGAGGCTGGCCGGATATGTTTATCGCCGAGCCGAGAGTAAAAAGCTTCCCGAACGTGTATCATGGCCTCTTTATCGAGCTTAAAAAAGAAGGTACACGCATCTTCAAGAAGGACGGAACGCTCGTATCTGATGCTCATATCCGCGAACAGTACGATATGCTAAATGATCTACGCGCCAGAGGATACGCCGCCGAGTTCGCTTGCGGCTTCGACGAGGCCAAAAAGCTTATCGACGACTATATGAGAGGCGAATATGCGCACGCTGACTAGAAACGAACGCCGAGCTATCAAGCTAGAACTCCGCAAGAGTAAGTTTAGCTTTGAGAAACTCCGCATACTTATCGACTGTAAAGAATACGACAAGAAGTTATGGTTACTAGGCCTTAGCATTTTTGACGACAAAGACGGCAAGTCGCAGCGCATTTGCGTACCGTTTAAGACCGAGCCGGATATGGCGAGGATAAGAGAACAACTAGAAAACTACCCGGCAAGCGTATTTCTAGCGCCGGTTATGGAGAAGGACGAGTGATAGAGTTATACAACGCAGACTGCTACGAGAAGCTAAAAGATATACCGGACGGAAGCGTCGACCTGGTAATTATAGATCCGCCGTACGATATCCACGCCGGCTTCGGCGGCGGTATAATGAAAGGCCCGGATAAAGAATACCTAAACCAGATAAAAGGTATGTCTAACGGCTTCAGAGAAGATACGCTAAGGCAGCTATGCCGCGTTATGAAAAAGATAAACTGTTATATCTTCTGTTCGAGAAAACAGATACTACCTCTAGTAGAGTTTTTTACTGGCCTATCTTGTAACTGGGAGCTTCTAGTGTGGTGTAAAAGCAACCCTGTGCCTGCCTGCTGTAACAAATACTTATCAGATAAAGAGTATATCTTATTCTTCAGAGAAAAAGGCGTTAAAGTCTTAGGGAGTTTTGAAACGAAGCGGACTTACTATATCACGCCTCTAAACCAGAAGAAAAAAAAACTGTATGGACACCCTACGATTAAGCCGCTAAATATCGTAAAAAATCTTATAACTAATTCTTCGCGCCGGGGGGGGGTTATACTCGACTGTTTTATGGGCAGCGGTACTACCGGCGTAGCAGCTAAAGAACTAGGCCGAAGTTTTATCGGTATAGAGATAGACGAAAAATACTATAAGATCGCCGAGAAGCGTATAGCAGAGGCGACGGAGGCAACAGAAAATGAGCCTATTTTACGAAACACTAACGAAGAAGCAAAACCTAGCCTTCAAGGCAAGAAAAAAGGCTTTTAAGAAGAACAAACCTTGCGCTATCTGTGGCCGGATATTCAAGCCGGAGTACATGATGGTAGCGCATATTAAGCCTGTATCAGAGATAGACGACTGGACGGCGCTTTACGATCAGACTAACTGGGAGGTGCGCTGTATCGGCTGCGAGCGAGAACTCAACCGTCAGGCGCAACTAGAGGAGCTAGAACATGGCGAAAACTAAAGTACTCGTACAAATGTCGCACATGAACAATATAGGCGGCATAGAAACGGCCATGTGGCAGCTCGCAAAAGCCTTCAGGAGCGCCGATATAACCTTCCTAGTAAACTCTATCGCAGACGGCGGTAAAGTGGCCCTAGAGCGCCTTAAAACGCTTCACAACGTGATACTAGACGACGAGCTGGACAAAGTATACGAGGCGGACGTAGCCCTTATCTATACGCCTATTATGGTAGACGTACCGTTCGACAATATCCGCGCCAAAAAGATATATCAGTTCGTACATAGCGATATAGGCGGACTTATCGAAAAATACCCGGAGTGGAGCGAGTATAAGTGGGAGCCAGACAAGCACATCTCAAAGGTGTTAGCCGTATCTGATACCGTCCAGAAGGCTCTAAAAGACCACTTCGGAGTCGATAGCAAGATAGTACCAAACATATATACCGGCCCAGACGAACGCCGAGTGTTTTTGTATATGAGCCGAGCGACTAAAGAAAAAGGCCTAGAGCGCACGCTAAAACTGCTAGATATGTTCGACCAGGCAAAAAAGGACTACGTTTTGATTATCTGTTCGAGGGTAGATCCGTACGGCGAGTTATGGCCGATTATAGAGGCCAACCCTCGTATTTTGTATATGCCGTCGAGCATCTATAACGACGTGCTATACCGCTGCGCAGACTATCTAGTCCAGTTATCCGACCTAGAGAGCTGGTGCTACACGCTCAGAGAAGCCATCGCTAACGGAGTGGCGATTCTAGGCAACGATATACCAGAGATAGCGAAGGTCGTAAAGGACGGCGAGAACGGATACCTACTCAAGCCAGACCTATCTAACGTCGACCTAGACAAAATCTTTAACAACGTACCGAAGCCGACCGGCAAGACAGAAGAAGTGCCGGCGATATGGCAAAAGGTTATGGAGGGCAAACTATGAGAGAGTTGAAGTTTAGAGCGTGGGATAAGATACACGAGAAATACAGAGAGCCGATGGTTTATGATATTTTCCACGAAAAAATTGTTGTGCGATTACCAATAGAAACACTCAAAAAAGGCGAGTTCCTGCTTGAGCAATACACGGGCCTAAAAGACAAGAACGGCAAAGAGATATATGAGGGAGATATTATCCAAGAAGAGATAGACTTCAACTCTACAATGACCGACGGCACATTCAAATATATGGTGTATTGGGACGAAGAAGAACTATGCTGGGGTTTGGAGCATATCGGCAACGAATCTATACACAACAAACTTTGGCAGTGTAATTCTAGCACAGAGGTTATCGGCAACATCCATGAAAATCCAGAGCTATTGGAGGGCAAACTATGAGATTCAGCATAATTGTACCGAACTATAACAACGGCCCATGGCTAGACAAGTGCTTAGCGAGCATCGCAAGCCAAAAATACAAAGACTACGAGGTTATCTTCGTAGACGACAAATCGACCGACAACAGCGTACAGATATGCGACAACTGGCTTAACAAGCTGCCGCACGCCTACTGCTTAAAATCTGAGCGCAAACGCTGGAACGGCGGAACACGCAACCTAGGGCTTAACTTCTGCCATGGCGACTACGTGCTGTATCTCGACTCGGACGATACCTTCGCCGACGATATGTGCTTAACAGAGATAGACAAGGCGATTCGAGAGAATAACCGACCGGACTTGGTACGCCTAAGCTACTACTTCTGTAAAGATGGCGAAGAACGCCTGGTAGATCTAGGCCACCAAAACACTATCGCCAGCATAGTTTCGGATATGAACGTGGCCTGCTGGACTAAAGCCGTCAAGAGGGAGCTTATAGTACCATTCCCAGAAAACACGCTCATGGAGGACGTAGCGCAGCATATAGCGCAACTAGACAACGTAAAGACCGTCGCAGCGATAAGCAAGGGCATCGTCAAGTGGAACAGGAACAACACGAATAGCTGCTCAAACAACCTAGAACTACAAAACGGCAAGTGGCGCTCTAGCCTATACCGCTACTACGCAGACCTGCTCGACCTCAGAGTGAACAACCTAGACTGCCAGCTAGAGCTAGAAAAACGACGCTCACAAGCTAGGCAGAACATATTAAACGATAAATACGAGCAATAGGGGAGCTATATGAGCAAGACAGTAAATCTAGTTATACCTGAACAGTTTAAGGAGCTAGCACAACCGAGCAAGCCATGGCGGCATATAGGCTTTTATGGTGGGCGCTCAAGCGGTAAATCTACTACGGTAGCGTTACTACTACTCGTAAAGGCCATGGAAAAGCCGTTGCGTATCTTATGTTGCCGCGAGATTCAAAAATCTATCGCAGATTCGGTGCATAAGCTGTTATCTGACCTTATCAATAAATACGAGTTCGGCGGCTGGACTGTAACGGAAAACACTATCAAATACAAAAACGGCTCGGAGCTTATCTTTAAGGGGGTGCATAATAACACGCAAAGCGTAAAGTCTACGGAAGGTATAGATATATGTTTCGTAGAGGAAGCGCAAAGCATCTCGCAAGACTCTATCGACGTGCTTATACCAACGGTGCGTAAAGAAGGCTCGTTCTTCGTATGGTGCTGGAACCCTCTTACAGAGGAAGACCCAGTATGGGTTACGATAGCAAGCAAGCCAGACGATAGAACCTATATTCGCAAAGTAAACTCTGAAGATATAGAGCAACTACTGCCAGACTCGGTAAAATACGAGCGCGAAAAGATGCGCCGAGATAACCCGGATATGTTCGCTCATGTATGGCTAGGCCAACCGCTCACGAGCAAGACTGGTACAGTGTTCGGCAAGCAGATCGCGCAGGCAGAGATAGAAGGCCGTATCGGCAGCGTACCGTACGACGCAAGCGCAGGCACTTACACCGCTATCGACTTAGGTATAGGCGACTCTACGGCGATATGGTGGTTTCAGATGGTGGGGCAAGAGATTCACTTTATCGACCATTACGAGTCGTCCGGCGAGGAGCTAGGCCCCTACCTATCTATCATTAAAAACAAGCCGTACAACTACACTACGCACTTCTTACCGCACTATGCGAAGCAGAGGGAGCTACAAACAGGCATGACGCGCGTAGAGTTCTTCGAGAATAACGGTATACATAATATCGAAGTGCTACGCCCGACAAACTTTCAGCTAGGCCAAGATGATATAAACATGATCGCAAGGCCGAAGTTTAGCAAAGTATGGATAGATAGGGATAAATGCGAGCGCGGCCTTAAATGCTTGCGCGCCTATCACTACGAATACGACGAGAAAAATAAGCTATTAAAAGATAAGCCAGAGCATGACTGGTCTAGCCACTCTAGCTCAGCCTTTATCTACGCACTCATAGCGGCGCAGGAGTCAACCGAGGCGCAGCAAGTAAACGTACAGTTTAAGACTTTCGTACCTAAAGAGTTCAGACAGAAAAAAGACGACGACTGGTTTTAACATAAAATGTGGTATAATAAAGTCAATGGCGATGCGTCGATTACTTCGATGGCAAAAACTGCTAAAAAAGACGACGCAAAAAAATCTGAGGATAAATTACTCGGTAAATACTTAAAAATGTTTACGGAGTCCTGGGAGTATGCCCAGCAAAACTACCATGAAACATGGGAGAATAACTGGAAACTCTACCGCAATATCCGCACAAAACGCAACCACCCAGGCACGATAGAAACTTTTGTACCGATGGTAAACTCTACGGTAAATACTATCGTAGCTACTCTTTTTAACTCGAACCCAACAGTAAAATATATCCCTAACCACCCAGACCAAGAGGCAGATACGGCCGTTCTTAACGAAATCTACCAAGACTTCGCACGCAAGGACGGCTGGGCGCTCAAAAACAAGATAAATGGCCGCCAAGGCGTTATTACAGGCAACTACTGCGCGTACTACGAATGGCAGCCGGACGCAGACGGCGGCTTCGTACACAAGGAGATTATCCCTGTACGCGACATGGTTATTGACCCACAAAGCCACACCGTCGACGACGCACGCTATATCGGCCGTCGCTTCTTCGCTACCAAAAAAGAGCTTAAAGAGGCCCTTATCTACGACGCTAAGACCGGCAAGATGGTAAATCGTTATAAAGATATCGACGAGATTACTTCCGGCGAAGGCGCAGAAGGTGGCGGAACTGTCGATAGCGAGAGCGATAAGGTAAAGAAGGACCAGGCACTCGGCGCCACCGCTCCAGGCAACGCAGATATGGTAGAACTTATCGAAATCTGGACCCCAGAACGCGTAGCCGTTATCGCTAACCGCTCTATCCTTATCGAAGAACGCGAAAACCCTCATTATGCACTTATGCGCTCCAAGTTCGAACAGCGCAAACTAGAACACGAATTACAGCGCGCCCTCGTACTCGAATCTGACGGCATCGACATCGGCGAGTTCGACGAGAAGTTTAACTCTAAGAACGCGCGCCTCCTTCCGTTCGCTCATGGCTGCGAATATCAGGACGTTAGCCTCGTATACGGCTCAAGCGACGTAGACATTATCGCAGACGAGCAAGAGCTTCTAAATACGCTTACAGAGCTTAACGTAGAGGCTATCATGTACCAGCTCTACCCAGAGCGCCAAATCGATCCACGCTACGCTGGCAAAATCGACGATCTTAGCCCAGCGCCAGGCAAGGTATACCCACTCCCAGAAGGCGCAGCTAACTGGCTACCAGCCCCAAATATCCCTACTAACGCCTTCGCAGAGCGCCAAAACATTAAGGCAGAGATTAGAGAATCTGCAAGCGTTTCAGAGGTTAGCAAGGGCATCAGCTCGACTGATAGCATGACTGCTACCGAGATTAAGGCGACCCTCGCACAAGCTGATATACGAATTCAAGAGAAGGCACGCAACCTCGCAGACGGCTTCTTCTTCCAAGAGTGCAAAATCTGCTTCAAACTCTTACAGCTTTATGCAGACGATACCATTATGGTACGCACCGTCGGCGACGCTGGCGTAGAGTGGCAAGAAGTCGATATGTCGCGCTTTATGGGCGATTATACCCCTATGGTGACCCTAGACGTAGAACACCGCCTAGAACAGGCCGAGAAGCAAGAGGCATACACGCAAGCCTATCAAATGATTATCGCAGACCCTACCAATAATCTCATGGCGGCAAAAGAGATTATGTACAAGAAAATGATGCCGGAACTTTCAACCGAAGAAATTAAACGCATTATCACGCCTGCCGAGCAAGCCCCAGTTATGGGCGCTGCTCCGGTCGAGGAAAATATCAACCCTGAAATGCAAGACTTAGCGAGTCAAGATATGATCGCACAAGATATGGGAGTTATGCAAGATGGACAAATGGACGGATACCCACCGGCGCAACTTTAAGCGCTACTGGGAGCAAGAATTAGGCCAAGAATCGCTACAGATTATAAAAGACCTAAAGCAAGCGAAAATCGACCAAGCACTAACCTTAAAAGACGATAAAGAGATAGCGGCCAAAATGCACGAGGCCGCCGGGATAGACGAAGTACTACAGTATATCTTCGCACTAACCAACTAACGACCAACGCACTTTAACAGAGGTAAAATAGCGAGCCAACAACTCGGCTACTACTGGAGTAAAACTATTACTCAAAATCCGGCAATGGGCCGGCGCATCGCCAAAATGCTAGTAGAGCCGAGCTGCTGGTAGCAGATAGCTACCAGAGCAACCATCTAACAATATAAGGAGCGTTCAATGGACGAACAAACTGTAAACGAAGCTCCCCTCTTTGAAGCCTCGGACGTAGAGCCAGTAGCTAATGACGTTACGACCGAACAAGCGGACGATATGGGCAGCTCGGCAGTAGAGGCAACCAATGAGCAAACGACTAGCGAAAATGAAGCTAACGACGAGCCAGCCGCTACTGATAACGCGCAAACTGGCGATGCGATAGACGAGTTTTTGGCGAAAAAAGGTATCAAAGCGGACGACCCGGACGCACTCCGCAAACTCGGCGCTATGTACCAGAATGTCGAAAAAGGCTTTTACAACAAGTCGCAAGAGAAGGCGCAGCTAGAACGCAAGCTAGCAGAAGCCCGTATACCAGAAATACGACCAGATCAAGAGGCATTAAGCGAAGTTCGCGCGATGCGTACAGAGATGAGCGTAGAAAAATGGAAGGCAGGCCGTAACCTGTCGGCGGAGGACGAACAGAAAATGATAGAGTTCGTGCAAACTCCGATTACGGACGCAAACGGCAACGTTCAAGTAAACCCAACGACCGGACAACCGATTACAAAAGGTATGCTCGTATTAAACGGTGTACTTTCCCTAGACGACGTATACGCGCTCTCTGGCGCTGGTAAATTAGAAGTCGATTCCCTTAAAGAGAACCTCCGCAAGGAAGTTCAAAAAGAGATGGAAGCACGCCAGGCTGCAAAACGCCCTAGCTCAAACGCTACGGACTCGACGCAGTTCGGCAACGCCGATAATGACGATCCATTCGTTAAATCACTATTCGGCGACTGATTAAACTTTCACACTTTATAGGAGAATATTAAAATGCCATCTATCAACTTGGCTTCTAAGTATAGCTCTCAGCTCGACCAGGTGTTTACCGCCGGTTCTTATACTGACCGCTATGTCAACCGTAAATATAACTTCGACGGTGTTAAGACTGTAAACGTCTATACCGTTACTACCGTCGCTCCAAGCGATTACAACCGCAACTATACCGGCGACCGCTTCGGTGGCAACAACGAACTCGAAGATGTCGTAACTAGCTACCAGCTCAACAACGACAAGTCCTTCAAGCTCGTTATCGACCGCGGTAACTACGAGCAGGGCGCTCTTGCTAAGAAGGCAGGCGAAGTCATGCGCGCAGAGATGGAAGAACAGGTTATCCCTATGATCGACGCTAACCGCCTTCTCAAGGCCGGTATCGGCGCTGCTGCTGCTTCCCAGTACTATGCACCAACCGCTAACAAGCCATACGAAGATGTGCTTAAGATGAGCGCAGCCCTCGACGAAGCTAAAGCTCCTATCGCAGGCCGCGTCCTCTGGGTTACCCCAGCTTTCTATAACGCTATTAAGAGCGAAATTACTACGAATGTTGAAGCTTCCGGCTACAACGATAAGCTCCTCGGTCGCGGCTTTGTCGGCGAACTCGACGGCGTTCCAGTAGTCAAAGTTCCTACTAGCTATATGCCAACCAACACTTCGGCTATCATGATCCATCGCGACGCACTCCTCGGTGCAAAGCAGATCATGAACACTCGCATTGTAACCGATTCCGAGCTTGTCGACGGTACTATCTTGCTCGGCCGCTTTATCTTCGATTCCTTCGTTTTGAACGGCAAGAAAAAAGCTGTCGCAGCTATCGGTACTGGCTCTTTGAGCTAATATCGCTAAACGCGAACTAATAAACCCCCAAGTGCGCATAGGGGGTTTATTTTTTATGCTTTTTATGCTATAATAGGGGCATTATGGCAACAGAAGCGGAAAAAGACGCTAAAGACTTGAAAAGACTTATCAACAAAGTGCCAGATGTAGTAGTGGCAAAAAACTAGCTATCTTTTTATGGTATAATAATGGTATGGCGGTGCGCGTACATATTAAATGGACGCAAACTACAACCTTAGCGGCCTTACCGACCGCATTAAAGCTCGGCTAAAAGATGCCCAGTACTCAGACGCAGATATTCAACAGTTTATCAACGACGCTTATTTTGATATTCTAGGCGATACTGCATACCAGTTTTTAGAAAAAAAGTACCGCTCTAGCTCCCAGGACGGCGGCCAGCTTTTGCTCCCCCTAGACTTTCAGACGGTTAAACACTTTACGGCTAAGCTCAAACACTCTATCCACCCTGTAAAATATATCCCTAGCGACGACTTCTTCGACGTTACGAGGCACTCAGGCGTAAAAAATTACACTTATACTATCTTCGGCAACGAATTATTCTATAGCTTGCCGGATATTGAGGACGTAAAAGACGACGACGGCGAGGAGATGTTCTACACGCTCGACTTATACTACCTAGCTAAGCCTAAAATGCTCGTAAACCCTACCGATAAGCCGGTTATACCTTACGAATACGGCGAAGCGCTACTCTTAGGCGCTCTAGCACGCGCAGAGCAGCTACGCGACAACTTCGACTACGCGCAGATCTACGAGAACAAAAAAGAAGAACTCATTACGAACATGAAGGAGCGCTACTGTCCGCGCCAGCAAGAAGGCGAAAACAGAGCAAAACTACCAGTATTTCAGCTTATGAGGCACTAAGATTATGGCTGACCTATCTTCTATCCTCGGCGGAATGGTACAAGGCTTTAAGGACTTCGGAACTGGCCTCGTAGACTTCTTCGGTACTGGTGCAGCTAATATCGGCGATATAGCTACCAGCATCACTACAGGACGCGCTACGACGAAGAACCAGGACGACTTTAGAAAATGGCTATACCAGACGGACGACAAGCAAGACGCGGCCGCTAAGGGCCTAGGAACGATTCTTAACGGCGTTTCAACAGTCGCAGACGTTATGCCAGGCGCGCAGGCTGTAACAGCTAACCCTCTATTTAACGGCTTACAGGGCGCTATCGGTGGTGTTTCTGACGAGCT